AAACACAGAAGTTTGCACAAGATGCATACACAGCTGAAGATGATTTCTGGAAAATATTTACATATCTTGGTGAGCAATCAAGATTAGAACAAGCGTTTAAATCAAAAGGTTTACAGTTTGGTGATGACATTGTTGAAGTTATAACAGATGCAAACGGTAATAAATTTGATAGAAAAATTGGTATATTTAATGAAGAGTATTTAAAAAAACAATCAGCTAAATTAGTTAAAAATAATATACCTAACTATGCTTTTGTATCAGAATTTATTAAGGGTTTAAGAAAACTACCGGTTGGAAACTTTGTAGCTTTTCCTGCAGAGATTATGAGAACAGGTACAAACATTGTATCAACAGCATTAGATGAAATATTTTTTACCGCAAAAATAAATGGTAAAGAAGTTAATCCATTAAGAGCAAGAGGTTTACAAAGATTAACAGGTATGACAGCTACAACAGCTGCATTACCACTTGGAACTGTTGCTATGTTCCAAACTTTAAATGACGTGAGTGATGAAGAACTAGATGCAATGAGAAGATATGTACCTGAATGGTCTAAAAATTCTGTACTTGTACCATTTAAAGACAAAGAAGGTAAACTATCTTACGTAGATTTCTCACATTTAAATGCATACGATACTTTAACAAGACCACTACAGACTGTAGTTAATGCAGTTAATTCAGGTAGAGAAGATAAGGATGGAATTATGGATGATTTTATTTTAGGTTTAATTGAATCTACAAAAGAAATTGGTCAACCTTTTATATCAGAATCTATTTGGACAGAAGCATTACAAGATGTTGCACCTATTCTTGGTAGAGGTGGTAGAGATGCGGCAGGTAGAGAAATATATAATCAAGATCCTGCAATTGATCCTATTGGTAGTAAAATTATGAAATCAGTTGCACACCTTGTTGAAGCACAAGCACCACTTAACTGGAGACAACTTGGTAGATTAGGTTTAGCTATTAGACCCATTGATAGTTTAGGTAAATACGATGATCGTGGTAATGAATACGAATTAGGAAATGAGTTACTTGGTATTGCAGGTATGCGTAGGGTTAATGTAGATCCAAGAAAATCTTTAAATTATAAAATTACAAATTTTAAAGATGGAGTTAGAAATTCTAGAAATTTATTTACAAGAGAAACTTTAAGAGGTGGAGTGGTTACTCCAGAAGAAATGGTGGATGCTTATATAAATGCAAACAGAGCATTGTATGAAGTAAATAGAAGAATGTTTTTAGATATAGACGCTGCTAAAATATTAGGAATGAGTGAAGATTCTATTGCTACAAATATGTTTGATAGGGGTGAAAGAAGAAATTTTAATTCACTTAATGAAGGAGAATTTAGACCTTTAAGTATTTCATCTGATGTTCAAGAGTTATATGAAATAAGAGCTTCAGAATTAGGAGCACCTAATCCTTATGAAGCAGCAGAGGGTGTAATAGAAAGAATAAGAGAAGTTTTAGGAGCAGTTCCATTAGGTGCTGATTTATTTCCTAATATAGAAAACCCTTTTAGTAACCTACCAGAACCTACATTAGGTCCTGCAGCTTCATTACCAGGCCTACCAGCTATGCCAAATCCAGCACTTGTAAACAATGCACAGTTTGGTAATATCGATCCCGTAAGTAGATTAACATTGGCAGAGGAGACTTACTTAAGCCCACTAGAACAATCTTACAGAAAAAAACAGAGAACAACATAATGGCAATAGAACCTAAAAACACAAGAGAACACATTTTATCTTTGTACGGACACATATCAGGTGTCAAAAAAAATTTAAAACACGTGCACGAAGACGTAGAAAAGTTGGGCGGTAAGATAGATCAAATCTATTGGGTTCTTTTAACTGTTGCGGGAACAGCAGTTGTTTTTGTGTTGGAAAGGATGTTTGGATGAATCTTTCTCGTAACTTTACTCTATCAGAATTAACCAAATCAGACACTGCTATTAGGAAAGGCATCAACAATAATCCTAATGCAGAACAAATAGAAAAATTAAAAGCACTGTGTGAAAATATTTTACAGCCGGTACGTGACCACTTTGGCAGAGTTAAGATCACATCGGGATTCCGTAGCGAAGAATTATGTATAGCCATCGGCAGCTCGGTAAATTCACAGCACGCGCGTGCAGAAGCGGCAGATTTCGAATGTATTGGCGTGGACAACGCTGAATTATTTGATTGGATTAAAAACAATCTTACACCAGATCAATTGATCCTCGAGTTCTACACTCCAGGCGAACCCAACTCGGGATGGATTCACTGTAGCTGGATACCGGATCAACCAAGAGCATCATTCTTACACGCTTTCAAATCAGAGGGTAAAACAAAATACAAACCTGTAATGGGTTCAGCAAAAGAATTAGTTTAGTCATATCAAACCAGCTGCTTTCCGTGCACGTACTAACAGCCGGCCAAACTCCAGGTCCCTACCCTTGCAGGTCATCGGTAACGTCCAGGGAAATGCCAGTGGCAAGATTTGTACGCCCTTGAGCTTTCAGTTTAAAATTTTTTAAAAGAAATTAGTTTTATCCTATAATATCCTACCTACAAATGCAACCATAAAAATCACCAGTACCATCATTCATTACATGAACGTTGTAAGGCGCATCATGGTATGTTGTAAGATATAAACGGAGTATGTCACATAGATCAAAACAATCTATTTCAGACATAATTTCAATACCTTCCATCATTTCTTTAGTAACGGATACCAGACTATACAGACCATCATTTAGAAGTATTAAATCCAATCTCTTAACTCCTCACCCATAATTTCTGTGGCTATGTTGATTTTTTTACGTAAGGCTTTTCTAATCTTTTCATCTATAGTCTTTGGTGCTATAAGGTCGATGTATGTTACCGACTTCTTTTGACCTATTCTGTGTGCTCTGTCTTCTGACTGTAGCCTTTTTTCTAAATCATATCCATTAGAATAATAAATCATATTGTTTGCAGCAGTTAATGTAATACCATAACCACCTGTCTGCGGATTACCAACAAAGAATCGTGCATCAGAGTCAGGGTCTTGGAATCTTTCTATATTTTTTTGTCTAACATCAGCTGCAACAGCACCGTAATATTGTACTATAGAACTCTCACCATATTTTTTAGATATAGCTTTGACTATCTGCTTAATATCATACACATAGTTGGCCCATATAATTACTTTACCTTCAACCTCTTCAAGCAATTCTAACAACGATGTCATACGATTGTTTTTAATTTCTGTGATAGTGTCATCATCATTCTTTAGATGACCACACGTTATTTGATGCAGACGCATCATTTGTGTAAGTATGTGGGGCGCGGTTGCCATCTTACCTTTTAGAGAAGCGAGGGCCGCGGACTTCATAGTAGAATATATTTTTTGTTGTTCATCAGTTAGTTCTACTTCTCTTTGTATGTAAGTTTTTTCTGGTAGATCCAGACAATCTTCTTTTAATACTCTGTAAGAAAAAGGTTTTAGTTTTTCTGATAACTCACCTAGTTTTTTATAACCACCTACAATCTGTACTCTACGTCCACCAAAATTACGATCTAGCATTGTTGCATATCTATTTCTAAATGCATAATAGCTATCAAACCCTAGTAAAAAACTGTCAAGAAAACCACACTGTGTATACAAATCTAGTGGTGATTTAGTTACAGGAGAACCTGTAAGTATTCTTCTGTATTTAGCAAGTAAACCTAATGCAAGAATAGCTTTAGTTCTTTTTGCACTTGGTGTTTTTATAGTTGTAGATTCATCAATAGCCATCAATGTGTTGTGGCAGTTTAAAAACTTTGTAGCAAACTCCAAACCTTTTTTAGTAGAGAATGCTTCTACATTCATTACAAGGATGTGAAGGTCTATGTCTACTTTAAATAATTGCTGATACTCTTTATCCTTTGTTTTAGATGTAGTCGCAGTCCATAGTACCGTTTTATGATCAATGTGGCTAGCTAAATGATTTGGTATTTCTTGAGAATACCAGTTTCTATATACACCCTTTGGTGCTATAATTAGCGCCGCATTTATTTTACCTTTATCATACAGCATAGCAATATTATCTACTAACACTTTTGATTTACCTGTACCCATTTCCATAAAATATGCATACTCTTTTTTATCCCACGATTTTTCTAACGCAGTAATTTGATGATCGTATGGTTTTGTTTTAAATTTATAATTCATAATATTTTTCTTCTTTCTAGTTGACAATTATATAAATACTATTATATCTCTTGTCAAGAAGTAAGAAATGAAAAATAAAATATTTGAGTTATACAAACCAGATTCTTTGGCAAGCTTTTTAGAATTTCATAAAAGCAACCCTAAAGAAAAATTTGTTTATGTGATTCAACAACCACCACCTAATATAAATATATTAAGTGCGTCTGATTTTGGTTATCTTGTAATATGCTTACCCAACAGGGACCAAGCAATATTTTCTACTGCACCATACGTGCAGAAGATGAGAAAAAATTTACAAGACTTTCGTAAAGAAGATTATTTACTTGCTGTAGGAGATCCTGTAATAATAGGTATCTCAACTTGGCTAGTAGGTGAAACTACAAACGGACAGTTCAATATGTTGAAGTGGGACAAACGTGAATATAGATACTATCCATTAGAAGTGGACGGATATCAGAAAGGATAAAATGAGTGAAGTAAGAAATATGATGTTAGAAGATTCAAAAGATCTTTTAGACAATGTAGAAGTATCAACTGTTGCAGATGAATGTGTAAAGTTGAAAAAAAAAGAGGATGAGATTGCTGCGTTAGAGGAGCAACTTAAAAATAAAAAAGCAGAGGCTGATGATATCAGTTCTCGTGTAATACCAGAATTACTTGCAGAGCAAGGATTGTCAGAAATAAAATTAGCTGATGGATCTAAAGTATCTGTTAAAAAAGAATTTAGGTGCACTCTTCCAAAAGATGAAGTGAAGAGAGATGCAGCCTATCAATGGCTTCGTGACCAAGGGTTAGGAGATATTATTAAAAACAATGTCTTTGTAACTTTTGGTAAGGGAGAAGATGACAAGGCGAAACAATTGTTGGACCTTGCAGCAGAAAATGGATATGAACCACAACAGAAATCTGATGTGGCTTGGATGACATTGACTGCTCTATTCAGAGAGCGTATCGAGTCCGGGCTCGATATGCCATCTGATGTCTTTAGTACATGGATTAAAGACAAAACTAAAATAACTCGGAAATAATGGAGAAACAATAATGAGTAATGAAGTAATGAAAAAAGACACTGGATCACTTGCCTTGTTTGGTGATGATGCAGCTAAAGGTTTTGAGAATATGACACAAGACGATATGGCTTTGCCTTTTGTCAGAATCTTGGGACAGTTATCACCGCAGGTAACTGATGGTGATGCAAAGTATATAGATGGTGCCAAACCTGGTATGATCTACAATACTGTTACCAGCGAGTTATACGATGGTAAAAAAGGTATCAAGGTTATCCCTTGCTACTACAAAAAAGATTATCCAGAATGGTCGGATAGAGGGGATGGTCCAGGAGCACCTGTGGCAATTCACCTACCGAACAGCGCGGTAATCGCTACAGGTAAGAGAGATGGCTCAAAGATTAGATTGCCAAATGGTAATTATCTCGAAGAGACTGCATCTTACTATGTAATGATTGAGACAAAGGGTGGTGGTTATACACCTGCTTTGATCACAATGAAATCAACTCAATTAAACGTCAGTAAAAAATGGAATTCTATGATGAAAACCATACAAATTGCTGATGGCAAGGGTGGATTTGCTATCCCTCCTATGCATGGGGTTGTGTATAATCTAGCATCTACACTACAAAAGAACGACAAAGGTTCTTGGTATGGCTGGGTTGTAACACAGGACAGAATTTTAGAACAGAAAGATAAAGCTTTGTATTTAAGTGCAAAAGACTTTTCTGGGAATGTATCTAAAGGGACCGTTCAAACAAAAGCTGATGTAGAAGAGAAGGTATCGGACTCAACTCCGTACTAAATAATGAAGGGGCCCATTGGTCTTGGATGCTATGCGCGACACGCGTTAGGAATAATTCTGGGTGAGACCTACCAGAAGCCCCTTTACAAAGAATTAAGAAATGATAATGAACAAGTTTAAATCAATATTTTTAGGATTAGAAATCGCTTATGGACAATATCAACCCGGTGAGCGAGGCAGCAACGGAAAGCAACAAGGAAAAGCTTTTATTGTTCGTCAAAACGTCACCGATGAACTCTGGACAAATCATCTCGAAGGAAAGGGACCTGCCTTGGGCATCATCCCCATTACGGAGAACAATGATTGTAGGTGGGGGTGTATTGATATTGACGAATATAACTTTGATCATACTAGCCTCGTTAAAAGTATTCGGGATCATAAGCTCCCTCTAATAGTCTGCCGTAGTAAATCTGGCGGAGCACATGTATTTTTATTTACACAAGAAAATATTCCTGCATCATTGATGCAATCAAAATTAAAAGAGATGTCAGTCATACTTGGGTATGAAGGATCAGAAATATTTCCAAAACAAACAGAAATTTTAGTGGATCGTGGGGACACTGGAAACTTTTTAAATTTACCCTACTACAATGAGATGAAAGGACTACGTTATGCTATCAATGATAATGGCGCCGGTTGTTCACTTGAAGAATTTTATCAGCTCTATGATAAATTTGTTTGTACCAAAGAGACAGTCGAAGCAATCAAAACCGAAAAGAAAAAAATAGAAGAAGCATTTCCTGGAGGTCCACCTTGTTTAAATAAACTTGCAACAACAGGTTTTGGTGAGGGCTCTAGGAACAATGCATTATTTAATATAGCAGTATACTATAAACAATCATCACCAGATAGTTGGGAAGATGAAATTGTAAAAGCAAATATGAAATTTATGGAACCACCATTAAGTAATAGTGAGGTTCAACAACTAATTAAATCAGTAAACAGAAAAGGTTATGACAAGTATAGATGTAAAGATGCACCTATCAATGCAGTATGTCAGTCTGGTTTATGTAGAACAAAAAGATTTGGTGTAGGATTTGGTGAGGAAGAAATGCCTGTACTTGGTAGTCTCACAAAATATGCATCAACACCACCACAATGGTTTTTAGATGTGGATAAAAAAAGAATAGAATTAAAATCAGAACAACTTTACAGTCCAAATTTATTTGCGTTAGCGTGTTTAGATCAAGCAAACCTGGTAGTACCAATACCAAAACCAAAAGATTGGAAACAACATTTTTTAAAACCTATGATGCAGGGACTACAAGAAGTAGAACCATTAGAGTCTTTAAATCCAATGAATGAACTTACAGGACTCTTGCAAGATTGGACAACCAATAGACAATCAGCAAGAACAATGGACGATGTATTTAACAAACTACCATACACAGATGAGAAAAGAGAATACACATATTTTAGAATGGAGGACTTTTATAATTTTTGTAAACGAAATCATTGGGAGAAAGATAAAAATCAAACAGGTAATTTAATTAAAAGATTAAATGAATTTGTAGGAGAGGAAAGAGTAAGAATAAAGAAACAACAACCAAGATTAATTAAGATTAAAACAATGAAACAAACTGAAGTATCTGTTTCTAAAGTTCTATATCAAGAAGAGAATTTTTAATGAGAGATGATTTAATGGTACAGCAACAGGTGATCAACGCATGGCAACACATGGTTGGTGTCATCTGTCTCAATCAGACCGGACGCAAGAAGGTCAAGAAATTATTACCATCATTCTTCGAGAGATTTCCAACAGCACAGGATCTATTAGAATCCGATAAGGAGACCATAGCATCTATGCTGGAAGGTCTAGGCATGAAGAACGTAAGGGCCCACAGGATATGGAGGATGTCTGAGGAGTATCTTACCTGGAATGGTGAGGACGCTACAGAATTATTTGGTATAGGTAAGTATGGTAGTGATAGCTACGAGATATTCTACAAGAATAGGATACCAGATAACGTGCAGGACAAAGAATTAAAAAGATACATAAGAGAGGAGTTGGGTGAAATTTGATAGGGATGTGGGACCTAATTGGCATTTGAGATTTAGGTTGAAGATAGAAGAATTACAAGAACGAGTCGACTATCTGAATATGAAAAACAGATTATTAAGAAATAAATTAAAAAAATATGAAAACAATAATACTAGGACCACCAGGAACCGGGAAGACAACGACACTATTAAATCTAGTCGATCAGTTCATACAGGACGGCGTTAGACCAAAACAGATAGGTTATTTTTCTTTTACCAAAAAAGCTGCAACGGAGGCAGCATCGAGGGCCGCGGATAAGTTTGGCCTAGACATAGATAATGATTTAAGTTACTTTAGAACATTACACTCATATGCATTTAATCAGGTGGGAATGACGAGAGAAAAGATGATGGGTAGTGAAGACTACAAAGAGTTTGGTGAGAAGTGTGGTATACCAATTAAGGTAGCAAGATTCTCTGAAGGTGATGGTACATTTAATTCAGACAATGAATATCTTACAATAATAAATACAGCAGCAGTAAAACGAGTAGATCTATTAGACTATTATGATTCTAGAAAAAATATACTAGACATAGAACGAAACACATTATTTTTATTAGCAGAAGAACTTAAAAGATTTAAAAAAGAAAAAGGTTTAAAAGATTTTAATGACTTACTAGAAGATTTTATTGCAAAAGAAAAACACAATAAGTTTGAGGTATTATTTATAGATGAGGCACAGGATCTATCTCTGTTACAGTGGGAAATGGTAAGAAAGATGTGGTCTAAAGCAGAAAAAACTTACATAGCAGGTGATGATGACCAAGCTATATTTAAATGGGCAGGTGCAGACGTAGATCACTTCATAGCACTCAAAGAAGAGGTTGATGACATACAAACATTAGATCAATCTTATCGTATACCCGGTGGACCCATACACGAACTATCACAAAAGATAATTGGTCAAGTACAGAATAGATTTGATAAAAATTATAAACCTAGAGAAGAACACGGAGTATTAAAAAGATATTCTGATATTACACAAGTAGATATGTCAGAGGGTAATTGGTTGGTGTTGTCTTCTGCAAATCATTTTTTAGATTCAGTAAAAGAAGTATGTGAACTACGTGGTTGGTATTATCAATTTAAAGGACGTAACTCTATACCACTTAAACTATTGTTAGCATTAAACAATTGGGAAGCTTGGCGTAAAGGTGCACAATTAAATCACCTGGAAATAAAAAACATATACGAATATCTAGGATCAAATGTACTAGAAGGATTTAGAAAAGGTAAAACATTACACGCAGATCAAAAATATTTAATTACAGAATGTAAAGCTGAACACGGTCTAGTTACAGACAATGTTTGGTACGAAGCATTTGAAGGATTAGATCCTATGACAGAGAATTACATTCGTAATATGAGGGCGAATGGTGAAACACTAAATAAAAATCCTCGTATAATAATGTCAACTATACACGGAGCAAAAGGAGGAGAAGCAGATAAAGTTTTATTGATGCAAGATATAACAAACGCAGCGCTTGAAACAATGAGTTATGATCCGGATGAATTACATAGATTATTTTATACTGGAGCGACGAGAGCGAAGCGTGAATTACACGTGCTAGATCCAAGAGACTTTGACAAAGCTTATATATTATGAAAATACCAAAACAACATAAACAAAATACCAGAGAAGAAAGACAAATAATACAAGATGCATTTATGGAAAGTCGTCATAGTTTTTTAGATGATTATGATAAACATCAAAAAATAATAGAAGATAATTTTCCTTTGTATGCAAAAGATGAAACTCAAGTTCCTTGTTTATTAACAATGGATATTATTTATAATTCAAAAGGTCATATGACAGAGAAAGCATTTTTATCTTACAAGGCTTTTGTTCAAGATGTATTGAATGGCTGGAAACCTCCTGTAACATTTGAAATTATTAAAGGAGGAAAAAAATGAACTGCTGGCACTGTGGACATGAGTTGATATGGGGTGGAGATCACGACACAGAAGACAATGAAGACTATGATATTGTAAGTAATTTATCTTGTCCAAACTGTCATTCAGCTGTTGATGTTTGGCATCCATCAGAAAAATTAATAAAAGAATATAAAGATTATGAGGAGAAAAAAAATGACCAATAAAGAAATATTTAAGAAGGCTACATACGATTCATTAGATAAGCAGGTAGGCGGGAAGCACTATCGAAATATGAAAATTCAACCAGCAGAGTTTATAAATGAAAACAAGTTGCTTTTTGCAGAAGGCAACGCTATAAAATATA